TAGTTTAAATGGTATTGGTAAGATTTCTGTAATTCATGATCCTGAGCTGAAGGAGAGGCCTATAGCAATGTTAGATTACTATAGTCAACTTCTTCTGAAGCCAATCCATGATGAATTACTTAAAAGACTTAAGAATTTCAAAACAGATAGGACTTTCACTCAGGACCCCTTTCACCAATGAGAGAAATCAATGGGTAACAGATTCTGATCCTTAGATCTTTCATCTGCAACCGATCGATTTCCTATTTCTCTACAAGAAAAGCTATTAGGTGTCATATTCAATGACACTGAAAAGGCTAGACTTTGAAGAGAAATCTTGGTTGATAGGGACTATAAGCTACCAACTGGACAACAGATTAGATATTCTGTTGGACAGCCAATGGGAGCCTATAGCTCTTGAACAGCCTTTACACTTACACACCATTTAGTCGTTCATTGGTCAGCATACCTTTGCGGGTACACTGACTTTAGTAATTATATACTTTTAGGTGACGATATTGTTATACGTAACGATAAAGTCGCTAATAAGTATATGACTATAATGAACAGACTGGGTGTAGACATCTCTGTGCTAAAGACACATGTATCGAAAAATACATATGAATTTGCAAAGAGGTGGATACATCATGGTGTGGAGATCTCAGGTATCCCTTTAAGAGGTTTAGCAAATAATTGAGGTAATCTACCAATTGTTGTAAAACAATTAGTGGAGTACAACATTAGATGCTGTCACCTCTATAAGGGTTCAATGGTTGGTCTAATTACATCTGTCTATAAAGGAATTAAACTTAAAGGTCGGTTTTATCCAACCAATAAGCTTATTTCCCTTGTAGAGGATGTATCATTCATAGTGAGGTTCTCATCAAAGTTAACTTCATATCAGGAAATAAGAAATTATCTACTGAAGAAGATTAAAAATGATGATATCCTCATTCCGAATGAAGATCAAATTCACGGTTTTATCCGTGGGATCTTGTGTTTAGGTTTGACTAAGGTGGCTGAAAGGTCAGGAAATGATCTTTCAGGTTATTTTAACAAATTTATATCAAATTTCCGTAAAGGAGATTTTGATATTAAATTGTTAAAATACCACCCTATCATACTTGGTCTATTCAATAAAACTATATCTATGA